CCTGCCGGGCCTACCACGTCTAAACTATACCGCTGATTTAAAACGATAAATCTGAAAAGTGCCCTGCACGGATTTCGCCGCAGGGCACCATGCCGCCCTTGGCTTACTGGATCGGCGCCATGAATGCCTGCGTCCGATCATCCCAGATCGTTTTCACACCGGCAGAAAACGCAGCCGGATCGCAACCGGACGCAATGGCGGTGACGCATGCGGCCTCGATCAGGGATGCAATGAACCTGTTGCTGTCGTCACCGATCAGCGGCATGACCGCATCCCAAGCCGCCCGCGCCTCAGGAGATAGGCTGGCGATCATCGCTGCTGCTTCGTCGTCTGTCGGTCGATACATGCCCTGCTCCACATCAGATCCCGTCTTGATACCAAGCGACCAGAAGCAGCACGACCACCGCGCCCATCATTCCGCCTATGATTGCCTCCATGGTCGCCTCCTTTTTCAGACTCTCGGCATGACCGATAGGTCAATAACCTTCACCCACCCATCGACCTGAAGTGACCACGCCCTTCTGCCGTGTGGTTTTTCCTCTGGTAAGCCGATGACGCGCGCATTCAGGCATGTGCATAGCGCCTCTACCAGATACTCATCGGACCCCGCAGTGACGGTCCAAGGCGCTGCGATCAGGTCGCAATCGCGAGGATGCGCGCCGACATTTCCGGGCTCACTTCCTCCACCAGCCGCGCCGCCTGTTCAATGAACGCCCCTGTGTGCGGCTCCACTACGCGCTTGTTGTGAGCCGGCTTCTCGAAGTATATGGCTACCCGCTCTGCCGCCAGCGCCTCTCGCATGGTTGGATGATACTCCACCTGGACACTGGCGCTCTGAGGCCACCAGTCAGATTGGCTCTTATGATGCAGATCGCGCGTATGGTGGTTGATGCAGGCCCCAACATATAGCAACGCCCCGATCGCGTCGAAATGACGGTAGACGCATGGGCGGCGCCCTGGAAGCGGCGGTCCCTGAACCTCAGCAACATTTTTGCGCTTGCGCTTCTTTCCAGTACGGCGGCTCTCAGAGGCATGAAACACATTTTGCCTGCGCGCTACCTCCGCCGCAAACGCCTCAGCCGCAACCTTCGTCTGAACCGCCACGCCCCCGACCACCAAGTGAACGCCGCGATCGGCAGTCGCATCGAGCAGCCAACGCGCGTCACTCTTTGACAGCGCAGCGCAGAACTCGGAATGTGCGTGAATTTCATCGCCAGGTAAAACAGCAAGCAGGAGATCATTGCGGCCCACAAGCTGAGACTGTGGGCGCGTTGATCCGCGAATAATTCTGTCCTCCCAGATCGGACCGAACTCGTCGTCTGATATGCCAGATGCGACCAGATAAGCGATCTGATCTTTGCGAGAAGGGCGCCCAGGCGCAGCCAGCACATATCCCCATTTGATGGAATTATCTGACACCTTCTTAACACCCACCTGTGTCAGACGATGCTCCATCACTTTCTTGCACGGCACCTTTTTGCGCCGCTAGGAACTGGCGGAGCGCGGCGACGATCACCGCCGAACGGGACGGTGGAACTGGTTGAGCAGCAGTCCATGCATCCAATTCCGCTAGGAGATCGGGTGGCAGGGTCGTGTTCACGGGTTTGTTTACGCGGGCCATGTTCATGGCTCTTACCCCTAGCGCACACTTAAAGCAACGTCAACACATGTGCGCACACGTGTTGACTAGTGCGCACTTTCATCCTACGGATAGCGACAGGCCAGTGAAACCAAGGGGGCACTATGGCGAAGTTTTTTGATGACAGGTTCCGCAGCTTCCTCGCCGCACAATACGGCGTCGGAGATCCGAAGGAGTTGCCTGATGCGCAGCGACTAGCGATCGAGGATGCCTATTTCGCTGGAGCCAGCACAGGCTTCTATCACGGCTTCGGCTGCGAGGATCAGGAAGCGCTGGCCGCCAACGAGGAGCTGAAGGATTTCGGCGCGCGCATCGTCGATCGGTATCGAGACGCTGGGCTGCCTCTAGGGCAGCGCCGGTCCTAAATCCAACTAACCCACAGGAGGAACAGACCATGCCACGCCAATGCCCGCCCTGCACCCACCGCTGCGATCAAGGCAGGATGTGCCCGGAACGCGGTGGTGACCGCTTCGGCCTACGTTTCATCCTGGTCAAGCTATGTCAGTTGGTCGGCGTAGGGCCGGCAGATAGTTGGCGGCGGCAAGCGGGCCGCCACCACAAATGAAAAAGGCCCACCCATACGTAAACCCGGTAGGCCTATTCGGTGGAGATCGGGCGCGGACTTGGTTCCGACCCGCCATCGCAAGGGCGATGTGCCCGGACCTAAATCACTGAGGGCCATCCGTGCTAAGCCCCTCCTGCAGGTGATCATACCAATCTGCACAGCGCACGGTTCTGGCGTTCTGGCGCGCAAGGGCGGCATCGGACTTCAGGACCGCCACATCAAGGCGGTCACCGGTGCGGACGTCGCTATGGGACATGCTGCGGCAGTCACTCGGCAGGTCCGGAAGCCTCATTTCCGCCCGCTCCTGGCCGATCGATGTTCCAGCATCCCGCAAGCGGTTAATGTCAGTTTGCCCGCAGCCGCCGCAAAAGATCGGCATCCACAACGCCATCAGGGTTGACCTTGGTATCACGCTCGAATGCCTCCAGCTCTTCGGAGAAGCGCATGCCTGCATCTTCAGCGACCTGTACTTTTTCCTGTAGGGTCCTGTTTGCCACATCCGCCGCCACCATCTGGCGGCGCACTATATCCAGTTCGGCACGAACTGCGGCCACCTCTGTTTCACGGACGAACCCGGCGCGGGCCGTGCTGACCGCCTGTGTTCTATCATGTACATGCCAACCCCATAGAAGGGCGCAGATGATGACCGATAGGCCGCCCCGGCTGGACAGAATTCGCCAGACATAGCGCCAGACCATCAAAGCCCCTGCAAGCAAAGGGCCGTTTCTTGGGCGCGACGGTTGACCAGGCCACGCACGACACGGCCGCCGGCCTTGTTCCACCAGCCTAACGCAGCACAACCGCCCGCGATGTCACCGCCATTCAAGCGACGTGTTGCGGTGGACCGGCCTGTACCTTGAATTCCGACATTATAGGCCAGCGACACATAGGCCGCGTCCCGATGGGGCGTTAGGCGGTTGGTACGCGTGCTCTGGGAAAAGTATCGATGCAGCCCAGCCCGGAAATCCCTAGCCAGACGGTGCTTCAGCAGGCGGAGACACTCGGCATCTGTGGCCCGATCCCCCATGCTGACACCATCGGTCTCCCCGAAACAAAGCGTCGGGTTTCCCACAATGTCACGGTATGCGCAATGTAGGTCCGGGGCGTCCACGCAGCGATGCTCACCTTCCCACTTGACAACCAACGGAACCAAGACCTGCATGGTGGCCCGTTCTGTCGTCTGCGCCATGGCCTGCGCCGCCAAGATGAAGGTGCCGAAGAAAACAACCCCGATAATCAGCCGCCGTCGAAGTGCGCCTTCGCGTGGTTGCAATACCAACCTGCCGATGACGCCAAGCGCGATGACCCAGATTTGGAGCATAGCCCAGATGGTCGGGTTCGTATCACGTCCGGATACCATGTAGATGATATCTGGGGCCAGTGTGATGGCCGCAAGTGCGTAGAAGGCCCAGGCGGTATAAGACCGTATTACGATGGCCCGCCAGTTTTTATCAAACATTGCTTTCCTCATTCATCTTTCTTTAACATTGCCGCACATCAGATACGCCGCAGCAGCGGGCGCAGAAGGAACTTCAGCGCGACCAGCGGGACCAGGTAGGGTATGCGCAGACGGTAGCCCATGGCTTTCAGGTCGCCCCGCGACACTAGCCGTCGCTGGATGTTGTCGGTCCAGCCGCGCCCCCGACACCAGACCACGGCGTGGCCGTCACCGGACGGCGACAGACAAAACCAAAGCACGTATCTGAAGGTGATCAGTGCCCACCAAAAGCGCAGCATCGACCGCCCCTCATAGAGCCAGATCAGTGTCAGTGAATAATCTTCGCAGTCCCCCGTCACGGGCCCTTGATCCCTCATGATGCGCCAGCTTTCGCCCTTGTCTGCATGATAGGTAAAGCGCCCGTTCAGGGACGCCTGAACAGCATCAGCAGCCATTGCCGCCTCCATAGTTGTGAACGTCAGAAAGCGAAGTCAGCCCTTGCGGGCAATCCACCGCTCGAACAGTGCGGCGGCACCACGCGGCCCGAGGTAGGACAGAACCGCGATCAGACCGACCCTGACCGTGTTGTCCAACTCCATGTAGTCCCCAAGCGCGTCACCGATCATCGCCATGCCTATGGCCAGGGGAACTTCCCAGATCAGATCGAAGGAGAACAGGTTGCGCCGCTTCGCGCGAACCTCTCCGGCGTGGAACATTGCCCTGCCGATGAACGCCGCGACCAGTGTTGTCGCGGCCCCTCCGATCGCATTGCTGACGGCCTCGATCAGGCCCGCTTCCGGATCAACCATTTTGCCCCCTTTGCTGTCATCCAGCCTTCAGTTTTCCGGTGAAGGCGGTACGCAGACCGCCGGATTTTGTGAAGCTGTGCCGCACGGTTTCAAGGATGAATTCCCGGCCGTCGACCAGCGGTCGAACGCCAGCATAAATGACCGGCTGGCCTGCCATCAGCGCGGGGCGCCCGATGATTGAACAGGATGTTTCAACTAGCCCACGCATCATTTCGCGGGCCGCAGCCCTGGCGGCAGATTCGGCCTCTTCCCTCGAACTGTATGGGTCACGTAGCACATGTTCGCCGCTAGCCTCCGGGTCCGCGTCCACCACGACTTCCTGCCGCTTCGCGCCTTTGCGGTCCTGCCAATATGCCTTGACCTTGGCGAATCGGTCCACATCGGTCTCCGACATCCGGCAAGACCCCTCGATGATGGACGGCATCAGCACCACCGCCGGCGGGATTGCGGTGCCGCCCGCCGTCTTACCGGTGCCGCGCTCCAGCCACAGCAGGGAGCCATTCTTGATGGTGAACAGCGCCCCGTGACGCTCCGCTAGGCGCTCGAGGAAATGCAGGTCGGATTCATCCTGCTGGCCGATCCACTCATAGACGTACCCCGACACCGCATCGGAGATCTTCGCCTCCAGCCCATAGTCGCCGGCCTTTTCCGCCACGATGTCCTTCACCGAGGCGTCATCCCAATGCTTGGTCTTGTTCGCCTTCATTTCAGACCGAAGGTCAGCCGAATGCCCCTTGACCGTGATGGTATAGGGCAGACAGGAGAACTCCACCCGGTCGACCACATAGGCCCCGACGAAACCGCCGACACCGCTCAGGATGGTGACCATGACAACCGCGCCGCGCCGGGGCGACTGGAAATGTGGCGGGGCATCGTTGAACACCAGGTCCAGCGTATCCGACCGGATGCCTTCGCGGTCAGTGATGGTCAGGCTGACCAGCCGGTCGAAGAATGCGCCGGATACCGGCAGGCCATCGACCGTGACAAGGATTTGCGGATGCGTCATATTATGTCCGGAGTTTACCAACACGGAGTTTCGGAAATGGTGGTGTATTACGGGGCAATGGGGCTTGCCGTTCTGTTCCTGCTATCCGCAGGCATCGAAGTCGTCTCGGTTCTGGTCAAAGGCCCATCGTGGAAATCGCTCTGGACGACCACCGGTTCTTTGATGCTGGCCTTGATCTGCTTCATTGTGGGCGTTTCGTTCTACACCTAATCCCACAGCTTCAATGCCTGGCCGGACTGGGCCTGCACCACCATGTCCGGCAGGGTGATTTCAGCACCAACCGGCAACCGGTGGGCCACATCCTTGATGTGCGGGTTTGCCTCCAGAACTTGCTCGACCGCGCCCGCCTGTGCCCCGTACTCACGCTGGCAAATCAGGTCCAATGCATCCCCGACCTTGGTCACGTAAATGCTCGCCATCAGATCAACCCCAGCAGAGACAGCAACGAGAACCCAGAGCCAATGCGCTTCACCTCGATCGAGAAGGCATTACGGCCGGGGGCGCCATTGCGATCATGAAACGCGCGGTCTTCATCGATCTTCTGGACAGCGTGACTTCCGAACACCTTGCCTCCCAGGGACACTAGCATCAGCGGCAGCCCGGATTTCGCGGCCAGCCGCACCCCCTCCAGGGTGGCCGCGCCACCGAATTCCTGCGGAAACAGCACCCCGTTGATGGTCACTACCTCGCTGCGCGGGCCGGTCCACTGCAGGGCGTTCAACCGCCCCGCTGTTTCGATTTCAGCCCATGTGGTATCCAGCTTGCGCCCAACCCCGGTGTAGCCGAAGCCATGGGCACGGAACATGAAGGGCCCCAAGGCCATGGTCATAGGTCCAGACATGTTACCCCCTAGTCTGAAAAGCTGGCCGACATCGTGGCCGCGACACGCTGCCCAATACGGTCAGACACAAGATCCGCGATCGCCTCCGGGTCGGAAATGCTGGACGGAACCTGAATGTTGATCCCGCCGTTGATTTCCACGCGCACATCGCCCCTGCCTGCATTCCCGGCAGAACCCGCCTGCGCGGGTTGCGCCGCCGCTGGTGCCGCAAGCGCAGATGTCGCCAGCACCGCTAGGCTTGCCGCCCGAAGCCCCTGTGCTCCGCGATGAAGCCGCACCAGACCCGGGTTGCGGTTGGCATTGCCGGTGGCCACTGACCCTAGGTAGGATCGGAATGCCGACTGCGCCTGCGACACGTTCAGGATACCGCCAGATTGCGACGGAACAAACCACTCCGAACGCGCTGTATTTTCATTCACCAAGTAAGGCAGCCCCGTGCGAACCGGACCACCACCGGCGCGCGCACCAGCAGGCTTTGGCGATGGCGTATCGCCGGTCCCTGCAGAAGACATATTGCGCAACTCGGATGACAGTTGCCGGACGCGCTCCAGTGCCCGGTCGATGGACTCCGTGCTGATTTCCGGCGCGACGGCGGTTCCGGACAACACCTGCAATGCCGCCGATAGGGATGACGCCGCGGCCTCGTTGTCTTCAAGCTGCCGCTCGACCGCAGCAAGATCCGACACCTGCGCATCAAGCTCTGCTTTCTTCTCCTGATAATCCTGCGAACCAAGATCATAGGCATCGGCGGGCGCATCCATAGCATCAAGTTCGTCACGCGCAGCAGCAATCTTGAACCGCAGTGCATCCGCCGCGTCCCGAAGATCATTCAACCTATCAGGAGTCGGAAGATTGTCGCTCCCGGAAAATTCATCCACTACCCGCGCAGCACCACGCTGTGCATCTGGCAAATACTCGACCGGCGCAGGAGGCGGCGCGCCGTGCACCTTTTCAAACCCCCACTCGTAGGCTGACATCAGATTACCAATGACGGGCATTGATCGAAATGTGCCGTCCATCTTGCGCACATTCCCAGCCTGCCATTTTTCGCGCTCATCTGGGTTGTCTGGAATGCTGCGCATGGCAAGAAAGGTCATTGCACCTGCGGAAAACGCGCCCCACCGAATACGTGAAAGATTGCGCTGCATAAGCTTAGACTTCTGACCTACATGGGTGGACAAGCGCGTGATTTCAGCCGATGCACCCTGACGAAACCCAGTGAACCTAGCGAGTGCAGCCCCGAAATTCGGCAGCAGACCTGCCGTCCAGCGCAGCGGGGCAATGAGGCTAGATAGCGCGAACTTCCCACCGGTCAAAACGGCCCACGG